GCCACGAACTGGATTTGGCCCGGATGCAGATTGAGCGGGAGCTTGAGTTACGCAAGGCTGGGTTTGAAGCACAGGAGCGAATTGAGCAGATACATAGCGCCCAGCTTGAGATGGAGACCACTGCCAAGGGCAACGAGAACCTCGTAAACGCCCAAGTGGCCGAGATGAACGCCATCTATCAGCACGATGAAAGTTTAAACGAGGGAACTAGCCAATGGATGAAAAACCTCCGCGCAGGTGTCCGTAGCTTTATTACCCTTGGTTTCTTTGCTCTACTGTGCTTTGTGGATATCGGCTTGTTTATCTACGGCTACAACAACGGCGTTCAGTTCCCTGTGCTGGCTGAGAAGCTGTGGGATTCCAATACCCAAGCCCTGTTTGCTTCAATTATTGCGTTTCACTTTGGCGGCAGGGCGTTCGGCAAATGAAGGTCTCTGACAAAGCGCTGGGCGTGATTAAGCACCACGAGGGCACCCGCCAGCGTGCATATCGCTGTAGCGCCCGCCTTTGGACAATTGGTGTAGGTCATGTTCTGTACCCTGAGCAAGGAAAGTTAAAACTGGAAGAGCGTGATGGCTTTGCATTACGTCCAGAGGATGATAGGGTTTTCCCTATGGAGGAAGTAGATGGAATACTTGCAGCAGATTTGGCTAGATTTGAACGCGGGGTCGAGCAGTTCTGTCCTATCCCTCTTACACAAGGTATGTTTGATGGCCTTGTCAGTTTTGCTTTTAACGTCGGCCTTGGGACACTCCAGCGTTCTACGCTTCGCCAGAAACTGCTTCGCGGTGATAAGGCGGGCGCTGCGGACGAATTCTTGAAATATTGCATGGCTGGGGGTAAAATCCTTAAAGGGCTGCAAAATCGCCGCATTGATGAACGCGCTTTATTCCTCTCCTAGGATATTCCATGGCAACCACGGCATACGCTCTGACTTACGACAACCTTACAAGTCTGGTACTCCAGTACCTTGAGCGTAGCGACGCCGCCGTTGTTAACTTCATCCCCACGGCCATCATGCTGGCCGAGTTTGAGATTGCCGAGAACATCAAGACCTTGGGCCAGATGATTGTGGCCGACGGCACCATGACTGCAAGCAACCCGGTTATTGCTAAACCAGCCTTGTGGCGCAAGACGGTATCGATGACCCTGACCACCGCTGCCGGAAGCAAGCAGCCTGTTTACCTGCGCAAGCTCGAGTACCTCAGCAGCTACTCTCCCGACGTAACTACCACCGGCACGCCGCTGTATTACTCTGATTACGATTACGACCACTGGTTTGTAGCGCCGACACCAAGCGCTAACTTTGCTTTTGAGGCGCTGGTATACACCCGCCTCACTCCGTTGTCTTCCAGCAACCAAACCAACTGGCTGACTCGTAACGCACCCAATGCTTTGCTGTTTGGCACGCTCAAGCAAACTGCACCTTTCCTAAAAGACGATGCGCGCTTGCAAGTCTGGTCCCAGATCTTTGATACCGCAATTGCCGCCCTCAAGGTTGAGGACCAACTGCGCGTCGGTGATCGCCAAGCTATTGTTCAGGACTCCTAACCATGACCACTTACGTTAACCCGTTTACCGGGCAAACAATAAACCCATCGTCGGTAAGCTATGAGTCGCTGTCCATTACGGCCAACACGACGCTGGACTGGCCAATCAATGGCACTACTGGCATACCGGCCAGCAACATCATCGACATCACGGCCACTGCGGGCCTGTCTTTGACACTGCCTCCTGCTACGCAGGTCTCCACTGGCCAGACCATCCTGATCCGCAACATCGGCAGTAACTCCATCACGGTCCGTGGTTACAGCACTAACAACAGCGGGCCTTCTGTTGTTTCCATCGCATCGGGCGTGGCCAACTACATTTACCTGACCGACAACTCAACTGATGCCGGTACATGGGCCACCGTGGTGCTCGGCGCTGGGACCTCAGCAGCAAATGCATCAACCCTTGCCGGATATGGTCTACAAGCCATCGGCACCACGCTAAACCAGATCTACAACGTAGTTACTTACTACTCGAGCGTAACTCTACCAGCGACTGTGCAGGCGCAGTTTGTTGTCTGGGGCAGCGGTGTTGGCACGTTCACTATGCCGTCGGCTGGTACTGTGGGCGCTGGTTGGTTCTGCCAGATCCGCAACAACGGCACTGGCATCCTGACGATCAACCCTGCCGGTACGGATACCATCGATGGCAACGCTACCCAGCAGCTACAGCTCACCGAGTCGTTGGTGATCGTCTCCAACGGCACCGGCTGGAACACGTTTGGCTATGGACGCTCTAACAGCTTTGCTTACACGCTGTTGTCGCTGTCGGTTACCGGCGGAACAACTACCCTGAGCGCAACTCAGGCGGCCAATACGATCCAAATTTATGCTGGAACGCTGACGTCTAACCAGATCGTAGTTGTACCATCAACTGTACAACTGTACACAATTACCAATAACACCTCCGGCTCCTATACGTTCACCGTAAAGACTGCAGTCGGTGGCGGAGCAACAGTAACAATTGCTCAGAGCACTACTGCGCTTTTGGTGTGCGATGGAACCAATGTGTACGCCCCGTCTGGAAGCGGCGGCTCGAGCTCGTTCTCCAGTATTACATTGGGCAACGGCTCTACTGCAGTGCCGTCTTTGAAGTTCTCCGGTGACCTGAACTCCGGTATTTATCTACCGTCCACCAGTCAAGTTGGTTTGGTTGCAAACAACACCCAAGTGGGTTATTGGAACACCTCTGGATTGACCATGGCAGGCACCGGAACGTTCATTGGCGGCATCTCTGGGGGTACTTTTTAATGACCCAAAAAGTCGTCTCCATGGAGATCCCTGCTGGTATCCAGCGGGACGGTACGGTATTTGACTCTCCTTGTTATGTAGACGGTAAGTGGGTACGCTTCCAGCGCGGACGCCCACGCAAGATCGGTGGATACGACGGCATCTTTTTGAATGCAACAGGCATCTCTCGCGGGATGGCCATGACGGCTGTCAATGGATTTAACTATGTGGTCTCCGGTTACAACAACGGCCTGCAACAGTGGATCACCGGACCAAGCGGTGGTGTGGGTTCGGGACCCTACAACTACACGCTAAGCAACTTCACATCTAGCCCAGACAACCTGTGGCAGTTTGATATTGCCTACGATAGCACCGGCAACAATACCAACAACTTGGTAGCGCACCCCGGCCAGAATCTGTCTTACATCACCTCAACGGTTAACACCCCGGTGCTGTACGGCACGTTCCCCGGCAACACTAGCAGCCTGACCATGTCCAAGGTGGGCGTATTTACTGCCTCGGCTAACACCACCAATGGCAGTCCTACCCTGACCTTGTTGGCCAATAATGTGCGAGTCGGCGCTGGTCAAACTATTACGGGCACCGGCATCCCTGCCAATACCACGGTGTCCTCAGTGGTTGGCACGACGGTCACGATGTCCAATAGCGCCACGGCTTCTACCACAAGCGGCCTGTCCGGCGTGTACATGACCAGCACAACGGGCTCTTTTGCCTGTACTGCAACTTCTGGGCTGGCCACGGGCCAGTTAATAAATATAAGCGGCTCCACGTCTACTACGTCTTTGGGTAGTTTGTACGCTACCAGCACTTCTGGTTTGTTCAGTTACACCAGCGGGACCAATTTAGCTGTTGGCCAAGCCATTACCGTCAACGGCACCACTACAAATACGTCCTTGGCCAACGTGTACGCCACATCTACGGCGGGGGCGTTTGCATGCTCGGCATCCACTACGGTCCTCAGCGTTGGCCAACAAGTTACTTTTAGCGGGACTTCAACGGATACAACAATTAGCAACGTCTACGCCACCGGCACCGCTGGAAATTTTTCTTGCACCAATCCCGGCATTGCATTGCAAGTTGGCCAGACAATGACCCTGAGCGGCACCACAACGGCTACGGCACTGAACAATGTTTACTCAACGGGCGCCAACGGAATATTTGTGTGCAACACGTCGGCTACCCTGCTGCAAGTTGGCCAGACGCTGACGGTTAGCGGCACCGCCAGCACCACGGCTTTGACCGGGGTGGTGATCACGGGCACGAGCGGCACGTTCTCTTGTACAGCTTCCGGTACGACCCTGTATGTCGGGCAGCCTGTTGTAATCAGCGGTACCTTTGGCGGATCTGGCTCTATTAGCGGCTATGCTAATCCAACAACTTATTACATTATTGCCACAAACGGCTCAACAACATTTACCTTGTCGGCGACCTTGGGCGGCGGGGCGGTCACAACCGTTGCAGGTACCCCCACGGGCGTCACATACACTCTTAGCGCCGCAACGTTATCTGGTTACAGCAGCCCGACTACGTACTACATCATTGCCACCGATGGCGTGTCTACGTTTCAGCTCTCCACGACTTCGGGCGGTTCGGCCATCACAACAACGGTGGGCGCTACCACCAGTTTGGGATTTACGGCCAACGCCACGGCAATTACTGGGTACGCAAACCCAACAGCGTACTACATCATTGCTACCAATGGTGGGACCACATTCCAGTTGTCCACGACCGCAGGCGGATCGCCGATTACGACTACATTGGGGCCAACCACCGGCCTTACGTTTTCCGCGAAGGCCTTGGCCATCGCAGGCTACACCAGCCCCACAACGTACTACATCATAGCCACCAACGGATCGACGACGTTCACGCTGTCGACCACGGCCAACGGATCAGCGGTTACGACTGGAATAGGCCCAGCAACGGGCCTTACGGTGTCATCCTTGGCCACGGTGATCACGGGGTATACCAGCCCAAAGATCTACTACGTTATCGCTACAAACGGCACAAGCAATATTCAGCTTTCGGCCACCTCGGGCGGCAGCGCAATCACGACAACCATCGGCTCGGCTACCGGTCTGTCCTTCCTGCTCAATGCTCCCTCGGTCCTTAGCGGCGTGGCCATCACGGGCACGGCTGGACAGTTCTCCTGCACCGCAGCACCGGTTACGCTGGTGACGGGCCAGCCCGTGGTGATCAGTGGCACGCTGGGCGGCACCGGATCGATTACCGGCTACGTGAACCCCACGACTTACTACATCATTGCGACCAACGGCTCCACGACTTTTACGCTCTCGGCGTCTTTGGGCGGATCGGCCATCACCACAACGGCTGGAACGCCAACGGGCCTGACCTATACGCTTTCGCCCGCTTCAATCCCCGGGTACACCGGATCGAACAGCTACTACATCATTGCCACGAACGGCACCTCGACGTTCCAGCTATCGGCCACTTCGGGCGGGTCTGCGCTGACCACGGCTATCGGAACCACGACAAACCTGACGTTTACAGTATCGGCGCCAATCACGGCCACGTTTGACAACAACATCGCCGTCTCCGGCGGCTGCGTGGTGATCCACCCGTACCTGTTCGTGTACGGCAACAACGGCCTGATCCAGAACTCCAGCGCTGGCGACTTCTCCAATTGGGTCGCGGCGGACGCCAACGCCAACAACGTGGCCACCGGAAAGATCGTCAAGGGTCTACCTATCCGTGGCGGCTCTACGTCGCCCTCTGGCCTGTTCTGGGCCGCTGACGCCCTGATCCGCGTGAGCTTTCAACCCTCTACCGTGGGCGGAATTAACTACTACTGGGGCTATGACCTGATCAGTAGCCAGACCTCAATCATGTCATCGAGCAGCGTGATTGAATACGATGGAATCTATTACTGGTGCGGCGTGGACCGCTTCTTGATGTACGGCGGTCAGGTCCAAGAGATTCCCAACAGCAACAACCAGAACTATTTCTTTGACAACATCAACCTGCAGCAACGCCAGAAGGTTTGGGCAACCAAAATACCGCGTTACGGAGAGATCTGGTGGTTCTATCCCAAAGGCGATGCGACTGAATGCACCGATGCAATCATCTACAACGTGCGCGACAAGACGTGGTACGACGCCGGTCAAGCTATTGGTGCTCGCCGGTCCGCCGGTGTGTTCTCGGAAGTGTTTCCCAAGCCGATCTGGGCTGGCAATGAGCCTAACTCTGCCAATACCTATACCCTATGGCAGCATGAGACCGGCTACGACCAGATCTACTTGACCAACGTAGACGCCATCCAGAGCTACTTTGAGACCTTTAGTATCGGTACCCTTGGCGGCTTGGTTGGTACGCAAACACAGCCCGCAGATAACCTCTGGACACGTTTGGAGCGCATAGAGCCTGACTTTGTGCAGACCGGTGACATGACCGTTGTGGTTACTGGTCAGGGCTATGCGGAAGACACTGTCGTGGAGTCAGCGCCGTATACGTTCTCTCCGAACACCTTGAAGATTGATATGCGTGAGCAGCGCCGCGAGATGCGCTTGCGCTTTGAGTCAAACACCTACAACGGCACCTACCAGACGGGCCGAGTGATCTTGTCCCTGACCACCGGCGATGTCCGCAGCACGGGTAACCCATGAGCGCCGCACAAGTTTACGATCCCCGCAACCTTACTTGGGACGCTTGGTGCGCGCTCATGTCGGAACTATTTGCTGCTAACCAGCTTGGCGTATCTCCGGAGGCGCAGTGGCGTGAGTGGGCAGATGCGTTGTCAGGCATTGGTCGTTTTGTTGGTTGCCCGGGCGCACATGGTTTCGCTACATGGCAGGACTGGGCCTTTGCCCTTGCAAATGCATTGAGGAAATAGTATGCCGGGACGTCCAGACATAAATCCAGTAATAGCGCAGGTCACCGCAGACACGCCCGGTGCCTTGCCGGTCTATGGCGGGCGCGATGGTCAAACAATTACTGGCTATCAAGTTCCTCAAAACGTTGGAAGCCCACCGGCTACGCAAGCGGAGCTAGATGCAGCCAATGCAATGCGCGATGCTATTTCCAAGCAGGTTGGTACAACAGTAGATTTTGTTTATCCGCAAACACGTGTAGTGCATGATGGAAACTTAGCTGAAGACACAAACGCTGCCCCAATTGGGTTTAGGTTTGACAATGGCCAGAGCCAGTATGTTGGCTTGGATCTCAACGGTAATGTTACCGGCGTTCAACAACGGGGCGGCGGTTTTGCTCAGGTTTTACCTTTTATAGAAAAGGCGGTGGAGTTTGTATTCCCCGCCACCATCCCATTTATTGAGGGCGCAAATGCAGCTTATGCACTGTCCCAAGGTAACTATGCTGGCGCACTTGCTGGATTAACTAATACTGGATTGAATGTTCCGGGCGTAGATGCATCAACGCTAAGTACAGCAAAGACGGCAGCCAACTACGTCAATGGTGCCAATGCACTTGCCAAAGGTGATCTTGGCACATTCTTGAATTCTGCCTCTCAAGTAACTAGTGACCCAACGCTAAAGACTATTGCACAAGATGCGAGCATAGCAAATGCAGTTGCAACTGGAAAACCCAGTGCAATTTTTAATGCATTGACAGGAAGCATTGCAAACAATACCGGCGTTGATGTTAAAAATGCTGCATCTATCCCATCTTTGCCTTCTATGGGTGGAGGCACTGGTCTTAATATTTCGTTGAGCGGCAACGCAATAACTAGCGATTTGCCTGATGAGCCACAACTTTTACAAGGAAGTTTTTTAAATAAAAATAATGCCGATATTGCTTCTGGCAATACGATGGGAGCGACGGATAAAAACTTTTTCCCCGGCGTACCATTAACGAGCAATAGTGATATTGAAAACAATATTGCAAAAAACTTTACGCCTAAAAATGATACAAGCAAATTAATTGCATCAGCAGAAGACACTGGCGGTTTATCAAATGATGCGCTTGTCAATCAAGTAGCAGGTTGGAATCCCACCAAGACAACGATGTCTGGCGGAGAGCAAACTGCATCTGCGGATGAATCTGGCTTGCCGGTTAGCTCCGATATTCTGGATAGAGCGACAAAGTTCCAGCCAGTAGAAATCGCTGGTAAACAATTGACAGCGGATGAGCTTCCCGCTTTGCCAGACGTTACCCCATTGGGTGGGTATGAATCTACAAATCTTGCACCTGTTACGGTCACCGGCAACCGCAATGTAATCACCGATTCTGGCCTACCAGTAGATCAAAACATAGGCACATCAAACGCCTCTGCAGAATTAGCGCCGGTGACAGTCACCGGTACTCGTGGTAACAATAATAATATCAACACGATCACCGACTCTGGTTTACCTGTTGATGCCAATGTTGGGACAACAAATGCGGCAGCAGAACTTGCTCCTGTAACTATTACTGGAAGCAGAAAAAACAACATAATTACTGACTCTGCATTGCCTGTAGATCAGAACATAGGCACATCAAACGCTTCTACGGCATTAGCGCCGGTGACAATTACCGGTACTCGTGGTGATAATAATAATATTAATACGATCACCGATTCAGGTTTACCGGTAGATGCAAGCGTTGGTTATCATAACCCCGTAACGGATTTAGGTCGAGTAACTATCCAAGGAGATCGTGGTAATAACGTAGTAACGGATTCTTCCCTGCCGGTCAATGCAGATGTCGGTCAAAATGTATTGAATTCTGTTGACGTAGTTGGTAAAAGAAATCTGATTACGGATTCTGGTTTACCGATAGATGCAAATGTAGGGACAACAAGTGCGGCAACAGAACTTGCCCCTGTCACTGTTACTGGAAGCAGGGGAAACAACTTAATTACCGATTCCGGCTTACCGGTAGATGCAAACGTAGGCGCCTCAAACACAGCACTTAATCCTGTCACTGTTACCGGTACTCGTGGCAACAACACAATTACAGATTCTGCTTTGCCGGTCAATGCAGATGTTGGTCAGAATGTGTTGAACTCGGTTGATGTTACGGGTAAAAGAAATCTGATTACAGATTCCGGTTTACCAGTTGATGCCAATGTTGGCTTACATAAGACAGATGCAGAACTTGCACCAGTAACAATTACTGGGTCTCGTGGCAATAACTTAATTACAGATTCGAGCTTACCTGTAAATGCTGATGTAGGTACAAATACTTTAAGTCCTGTAACAATTACTGGTACTCGAGGTAATAATTTAATTACAGATTCTGCTCTACCTGTCAACGCTGATGTCGGTACAAATACGCTTTCCCCCGTAACAATTACCGGATCTCGCGGAAACAATACGATTACAGATTCGTCTTTGCCGGTTAATGCAGACGTCGGTACAAATACATTAAGCCCCGTAACAATTACTGGCACTCGTGGCAATAATTTAATTACAGATTCTGCTCTGCCGGTTAATGCAGACGTTGGTACAAACACGCTTAGTAATGTAGAAGTTACTGGCAAAAAAATAAATGGACCGACAGATTTGGATACTGTTACGGTAACTGGTAAAAAAGAAAATCCATTGCCACTAACAGTGGATGAGTTGCCTGCGCTGCCGACGGTTACACCACTGCCACCTGTAGTGTTGCCTCCAGTGGTACCGCCCGTGGTGAAGCCTCCTGTAGTGCCGCCAGTAGTGCCGCCTGTGACACCAACAACTACCGGTGGTTTGCCAACTATTAATGATCCAACAGGCATCGCAGGCAAAGTATTGACGCTAGGAAAGATGGGCGATAGCAAACATTATGAAGAAGGCCTGAAGCAGCTTTCTATTCCAGAACTAAAGCGCTGGGAAGAATTGAACAATGAAGCATTGTCTAACGTAGACGTATTTAAGAATATGCAAGCACTCAACGCACAATACCCATACCAGTACGCCCAAGGCGGAGCTGTGCAAAACTTTGCAGGAGGTGGGGCATCTGACGTGCAGGCCATGCTTGATTCCGCTAACAAAGCAGATGTAATGGATGCGTTAAAAGGTCTCAGTAACCTGAGCTCTGGATTAGAACCGCTCAAAGGAAAAATGATGCAGCTTGGCCAAGTCGGTGTGGCCGGTCAACAAAAGCCCTTGCAGCAGATGTCGGTCATACCCCAGCTTGCAGCCATACTCCAAGTCCGAGGGATGAAATTTGCCGACGGTGGCCGAGCTGACCACGAGCACCCAGAATATGACGGCATCCCAGTATTTCGCACCGGCGGCTTAGACGGGCTGGGCGGCAAGTACGTTGAGGGCAAGGGCGACGGCACCAGCGACGACATCACGGCCATGTTGGCCAACGGTGAGTACGTCTTCAGCGCCGATGTGGTTTCTGCGCTCGGAAACGGGTCAAACAAGGCCGGTGCCAAGGAACTGGACCACATGGTGAAGGCAATACGCGCAAGGGCACGCTCAGCCCCTCCCGACAAGCTCCCACCGGATGCCAAGTCGCCGTTAGAATATCTCTCAAAAGGAAAGAAATATGCCTGATTTAACCCAATCATCGGCGACGACAAGTACGACCACGCCGGGTTATTACACCGACTACATCTCTAACCTTGCAAAACAAGGCACGCAGTATGGTGTTGGCGGAGCAAACGCGCCTACCTTTGTCGGTGCCCAGCCCTTGCAGCAACAGGCATATGACACAGCCAAAGCCAATGTAGGCAATTACCAGCCCAGCCTAGACGCTGCCGGTAACCTGATGACTCAGGCTGCGGGTACAGACATCACCGGCGCATCCAATCCCTACCTGACGGCGGGAACTACGACAAGCGGCCTGTCGGCGGCCAACCCTTACCTGCAAGCCGGAACAAGCAGCGCTGCCGACTTGGTTGGCAACTACATGAATCCGTACACCCAGAACGTGGTGGACCAGATTCGCATGGCCAACCAGCAGAACATTGCCCAGAACCTCTCCCCCGGCATTACCGGCGGTGCAGTAGGGTCCGGTCAGTTTGGCTCCCAGCGTGGCGCTAACGCTCTGGCTCTGGGCATCTCCAATGCCAACATAGGCGCCCTTGGCAAACAAGCTGAAGCATTGCAGTCTGGTTATGCCCAAGCCCTTGCAGCGGCCCAAGCACAGCGTGCCGGTCAACTGACGGCAGGTCAGACCTCTGGACAGTTGCAGAACCAGTTCAACACCAATCAGGTTAATGCTGGCCAAATCGCCGGAAACATGTCCACGCAACAAGCCCAAAACCTGCGTGATGTTGGAACCCAGCGCCTAAACCTTGGCCAGCAACAGCAGACCCAAGGCATTGCCGACGTAAACCAACTGGCAACAATGGGCGGCCAACAGCAGCAGATTCTGCAAAACCAGCAGCTTTTTCCGCTAGACGTGTTGGCCAAGCAAGCTGCCGTGTTGAGCGGTGCCCAGATCCCAACAACGCAAACGCAGACCATGAATATGTCTCCGCTATCTGCTATCGCAGGACTTGGATCTTTGGGTATCGGACTCAACACCAAAAACGCCAGCGGCACTACACCATGGGAAAATATTATGAGATCGATTGGTTTAACTAACGTACCTACGGGCACGCCAACTGGCGTTCTGCCAATTGATCCAAATGCACCGGTGCAGACAGCGGAAAAAGATCCATTGGATTTTTAATCCTTTGTTAAAACGTAAGGAATAAATCATGGCAGAAAACACGGGTCTCCCAGACATCAGTAAAGCCAACCTTTATGGCATGACGGATGAAGACCGTCAACAGTTGCTTGATGCCAACGAAAAAGCCTTGCAGGCGCTGCAATCGCGTTATGAAAACCCCAACTGGTTCAATGTAGCCGCAGGGTTCTTCAAGCCCCAATTGGGTGGATTTGCTGCGTCCTTGGGCAGCGCATCGCAAGCTCTCGGTGAGAGTTTAGAAAAGCAACGCGCTAATGAGCTGCCCGTTGCGCAAGCTCGTGCTCAAGTTGCATTGATGAGAAATCAAATGAGCCAGAGCAAAACTGCCGCCGGCATGGCCGCCGACCTGCTTAACAAGCCGGGTGGATTAACTGGCGAAGACGTGGCAAGTGTCAGCCACTACGACCCAGCTCGCGGTGAGATTCTGCAAAAAGAGTTGACTAACCAGCAGGCTTTAAGAAAAGAAATTATGGAGGCGCATGCGGCTGGGCGCAGCGATGCTGAATTAGCGGCGCAGTATGGTCCCCGATTCAACTTGTTATACCCGCAAGGAACACCCAATGTATCTGCTGTACCGGGGGCAGCAAAGCCGGCTCAAGCAAAAGGTGCCGCAGGAGTTGATATTGATAAGCCTCCCATGGAGTCTGGCTTAACGCAGAGTGTTTGGGACACTATGCCATTGAAGCAAAAAAATCAAGTAATTGAAAATATAAGCGGAGCGAATACAGAAAACCTATTTGCCGCAGAAAAAGCATTGCGTGAACCAGCACAGTCAGCGCCGCAAGATGTTGCCCGCTTAAAGACAATGCGTGAGCTCGCTACGGCTCCCGGCATGGAGGCTGTGTTTGGAGTGCTTAAAGGCAGCGACTTCATGTCATTGGTTGGCCAAGGGCTTTCTGAGGGCCGCTTAACTGATCGCTTGTCAAATCTTGAAAACATTTTGCGCCAAGCAAATATCAAAGATCCCAATGTTCTTCGAAATGTTGCGCAGTTAGAAAAACTCATCAATGAGCAGAAGATGTCTTCCGGGTTTGGCAGCTTGGCAACCGACCAAGCTCGCGCAATGCAATCGGAGGCCAATCCTTCATTTAACAATCCACAATCTGCATTTGTCAATTTAACTGATGCAATTGCTCACACAAGAAGACATCAATATGACCTGTGGAATGCCGTGTCTGGGAATAACCCAGAAGGCAAGCGTAGAAATGCTTACTCTTTTGTTGGTAGCGAGGAATGGAAGCCATTAAACAAATCATATCAAGAGCGCCACTCAAGTATTTTGAACAACCCAATGAGGCTAGATGCTCCGGCTGATATTTATGACTTTGCGCAAAATCCCAAAACTAACAAAGAGAATGCGCAGATTACAAATACACCTTCGGCAAAAACTCCAATCACGTTGGATGCATTAGATGCTGCAATTGCACGTAAAGCAGCCAAGAAGGGAACGCCATAATGCTTGACTTAGATAAGTTTATTGCCGGGATGGACGAAGAGCAATTAACAAATCTTCGTAAGGTGGTGAAGTCCGCTCAAAAGTACAACATCAATCCCGAATTTGTACTGCCTATGGTTAAGGCGGAAAGCAATTTTAGGCACGTTAAAAATCCAGATTCCAGCGCTTTTGGTGTCATGCAATTGATGCCAGCAACATCGACGTCTTTGAAAGTTGATCCCAAAGATGTAGATGAAAACATTGATGGCGGGATGCGGTTGTTGAAAGAGCTTTCCGAAAACAAAAAGATTGGCACCGACCCATACAAGGTACTTGCTGGGTATAACGCAAATCCCACAACGCCATTTTTGACAAGCGGCAATCTGGATGACCTGCCGTTAGAGACTTTGAATCACATGCGCAATGTCTCCAAATACTATGGCGGTGTTTTGCCAAGCCTGAATGTTGGTGAGCCAGAGGAGCAGCCAACGAATGAAGCGGCCCCATCTGATATTGCCAATCCAAGGGTAACTGCTGGCGCGCCACCGCCGCCAAATACGCGAGACAATTACATAATCCCGGGAAGCAGCACGACTGAAATGTCAGATGCTACGCGGAATTTAATTGGTGGCGGCATTGGTCTAACTGTTGGTGCTGCCGGTGAAACGGCAAAGCGTGGTACACAGCTTGTGCGTGGCATTGGCCAAATGATTGCTGGTACTGGGCAGGCGCCTGTTACCCGTGTTGAGCCCGTGTTGAACGCGGGAGCTCAGACGGCCGAAGAGCTAGCAAGTGCAGCGCAACAGGGTGAAAACTTAGCGCAAGGCGCACAGCAGGCATCGCAAGAAGGGCAAGCCGGCGGCCGTGGTGTAAGAGGCTGGCTTGCTGGTCGGACCAGCAGCGGTATTCCGGTCCCCGACGAGCTGGTAGAAAATGTAGCTACCCTCAAAGGCCAAGGTCGCGCAAGCGCCTCGTTTGCCGAAGCTCAACACGCAGCAAACGTCGAAAAACTACTGGGGATGAACGAGCCGCCAAGCCGTTGGAAACCATCTATGCCGGGCGGCAAAATTGTAGTAAGCACTGCGCCAACAACAACCGGCCCAAGAACTTACGCGCCGGCACCGATACAAGTGCAAGCCGCCCAAACTGGGGTGCCCAAAATTGGAAGCGGTGAAATACCTGTAATTGGCGGAGGAGCGCCCCCAGCACCAGCTCCTGCAGCGCCGGTTGCAACATCACCATTGCCAGTAACTGCACCTGTCACCGAAGGCGAGTCTTTCCTTGGACGAATGGCGCGCTACGGTGGAAACGCTGCAAAGGTATTGAAACCCGTGGCAAACATAGGTTTAAGCGGCCTAAGCGGCGTGCTTTCTGCTCAGCAATTAGCAGAGGCAGATAAACTTAGGCGCATGTATGGATGGTCACCAGAAGTTATTCTTAAATACATGTCTGGTGCCGGCGGAGCTATCGGCACAATACCTACAGCGCCAACACGAATTGTTGGTGGTGCTTTGCAAGTACCGGAGCTTGGTATGCAGGGATACAACTGGCTTCGCACGCCAGCAACCGACTCTGGCGCAGCAAACTACGAAGACTTTAGTCGCTACTAATTGAGCAAATAACACAATACCAAAATATGCTTTTGGCGCACATCAAAAGCAAAACAAAAAACACCGTAACCATTGCCTTCTCCTCCTCGATCTAGGCAGATCGTTAGCCCCCCTCGCAGGGGGCTTTTTTTTACATGTGTTCGCGCTTTTCACGCAGTTTAGCGGCCACTTCGCTGTTAAGCGACTCAACAAACTTGATGCACTGGGTGCGCTCTTCTCGAGCAAACTTCAGTGCTACGGCAGCCTCAATCTTGCGGGCAAATTCCAGCACCTCAAGGTTGTCGCAATAGATGCCATGGGGGTCGATGGGCGCGTCTGGGGCTTGGCTGCGGCACTGCATCACGATCTGTTTGATTTGGTCTTCGGTCATTGGTGGTTACTCTTTAATTGCCAAAAAGAAAGAAGGTGCATGAACATGGCCCAGCCGCGCTTGAGATCGTTCTCGGTCCATTCTTTTACGACGACTAGACCGGGTACGCTACGAGAGATAAACACGTTTGCACAGCGAGCATTGAACACCCCGAGACCTACGCGGTAGGCCGCAAGCTGCATCAGATGATCGTCATATGCATCTACTTTGGCTGGATCGCTAAATTCTTTTGTCTTGATGTCCACAACATACCCGTGACTGTCTCCAGCGGCTGGTGCATATAGATCGCACTTACCGCCAAAACCCGCCTCGTGTGCGAATGAGCGCTCGCTGATCCACTTTTGGTCACCAAAGTGTTGCTTGATGGTTGTGGCGCAGGCTGCAACGCTCTCGACGTGCTTTCCTGTTGGCTTGCCTTCATAGAATCCCTGTACGGATGCGTGGATGTCCGTTCCCGCATCGGCCGCAGATCGGCCCTGTTCTTTTGAATCATGGATTATTCGTTCGCAATAGTCTTTGTCGCTCTCCTCTGGCCGCTTAGGCAGGGTAAGAGCTGCTAACAGTACCTGTTGCTGTAGCCAAGCCGTTAAAGCGGGCTTTGCTGCCACGCCGAGCACGGTGGTGACCGAAGGTACT